GCCATAGGCGCGGCAGCGGCTACGAAAGCCCTATTATTAAACCCGATAACTTGGGGCGCGGCAGCGGTGGCCGTTATTGCAGCAATAGGCGTGGCAATGGCTACGGCAAAATCGGAAGCTGAACAGTTTGAAGAGTTTATGCGTAGTGTGCCGGAAACTATCGGACGCGTAGACGATAAAGTTAAACAATTCTACAACGAAAGCGGTACTGGTAGAACAATTAGTTTAAGACTTGGCGTTGACGATTCTGGCGTTATAGGTAATTCCGGTTATCTTAAAAAACTACAAGATATTGGAGCTACGGCGCAAAAAGTAAATGCTGATATGGCCTTATCGTCCGAAAAAACAACGGCGGCGATTAGAGCTAATGTCGGCAAAATTGAAGCTACATTTAAGGATGCTTTCGACGAGATTTCTAAAGGCTCTAACTTAACAGCTGAACAGCGTATCCAGCATGAAATTTTAACCACAGAACGTAAACAGAAACTTTTGCAAGACCAATTTGAAAAGCTGGACGAAACTTTGTCCGCTTCTAAAACTATTTCTTCGCAAGAGGCCGAGTTCCGCAAAATGCTGGAACTATCTGTTTACAACGAGTCTGTTCGCTTAATGGACTTGCGGACAAAATACGCTTTGGAGCAAATGCGTAAAATTCGTCAAGAAGCTATTGCTAACGCATCATTCTTAGACAAGTTGATGGGGGAAGGTGGTTCTTTGTCGTTCAACGAAGCTAACAAGCTGTCTAGATATCGAATGAATAAAGAATCGATGCCCGAAATTCGTTCCAAAGAATTAGAGCTTTTGGCACAGGGTGTTAAACAATCTAAAGCAGAAGAATTAGCAGTATCGTCCGTGTTCTCGGCCATGTCCGAAGGCGTAGCTAAAGGTATGAGCGACTTTTATTCATCTGCTGAAGGCCAAAAGGTTTTCAAATCTAAAAGCCCTGAAGAACAAGCGCGGCTAATAGAATTGATGCGTGACCATGTGAACAAAACTAGCGATTTGCTAAAACAGACTCCGGGTCATTACGGCATAAATGAAGAACGTGTAGAATTAGCTAAAATGGCAAATACTCTGTTAATCATGGAAAAGAACCGGAATAAAGAAAAAGTACCTACTCCGACGACAAATGTTTTACGGGAAGCTAATCCTTCCATTCAATTTAAATTGAAAAATCAAAGTGAGGATGTTGAAAAAGCTAAAAAGGCTATGGCTCGTAAGACACAGACGCTTGGAAACGTAACTGCTGATTACATGATTAAAAATGCCAAGATGTTAGGCGAGAAGACAGGCGAGTGTGCTAAATACGTCAATAATGCTTTGCAGGCGCATATCAAAAATTACCGCCGTGTAGGAAGCGGAAAGGACGTTGCCGCTGCTGCTGTGGCTACTGGAAAATACAAATATGTTCCATTTGACGATAATTATGTTCCGCAAGTCGGTGACATCCAATCGCTGCCATCCTGGACGGATTTAGGTAAAAAGCACGGCCATTCAACAATGTATACTAAGGACGGTTGGGTATCGGATTTTAAACAAAAAAGAGTTGGTGATGGACGTATCGGTACTACAAGTCAAGCATTTTACGATAGGATTAAAGCTAATCCTTCATCCATTAAAATCGCGCGGCCTATCGATACTGTAACCGACAATTCTGTTTTCAATCGTGATTACGAAAAAGTCGTTAATGACATGGAACGCTTTAACGATAAGTATTCCGAAGCGTTAGACAAAATGCGTGTTGAACGTGAGGCTTTGGAAGCTAAAGAGCCTTTGCGCATGGCAGAAGCAAAATCGCTGGAGGTGATTCGTAGATTAGAAGACAGTAACCACAAGCTGACACAGGCGCAAGTAGCTGAAATCAAGAAAGAAGCTGATGCCTATGAAACTGCCGCCAAAGCTAAGGCTTTGTTAGACAGGAACAACAAACGAGTTGAAGAAATAGAAAGCTCTAAAGCTATTTTAATTGCCGATAAAGCACGGTTAGAAGTTGAACGTTGGATTAACGCCGAACGTGAAAAAGGCTTATACTTCACGGAAGAAGTTAAGAATAAAGAACTTGCAGCTACTGAAGAGCATATGCGTGAACTGGCTATCCAGCAGCAGATTAACGACCTGTGGCGAAACAAATTAGCATCCATAGAACAAGCTAAAATTCAAATGGAAGCTATTAACAAACTGCGTTCGGAAGGTGCTATCGGAGGTGCATTTGCGGATAGAATGACCACAAATGCGCAATACGGCATCATGCAAGCTAATCAAGCCGCTGGCATGACGGCTTACGGCAATCCGATGGGTAATAGCTGGGAAGAAGTCTTCGGGGCTATTGATGCGGCTCGTTTCAAATTGTTAGACGGCTATACCGGAACGCTTAACGACTTGAGCGCACAGTTTGGAACATTCTTCACAGGTTTACAAGACGGCTTTGCAAATTCCATTGGCGCAGCTATCGTTCAGGGCAAATCGCTGAAAGAGAGCTTGATGTCCGTAGCGCAACAAGGTTTGCAGTCATTGATTAGCGGTCTCGTAAAACTTGGGATACAATGGGCTGTTAATGCAGCGATGGCTAAATCAATCAATGCTTCTAACGTAGCTACACAAAATTCCTTGATGGCTACGCAAGCTACTACATCCGCTTTAGTCGCAGCGGCTACGGCAAGCGCATGGGCTCCCGCTGCTGCTATGGTGTCCCTTGCTTCATATGGTGCAAACGCAGTGGCCGCTGACGCGGGCATTCTCAAAACGACGGCTTTGACTAAAGTGCTTGCTAAATCTTCGCTGCTAGGCTTCCAAACTGGTGGATACACTGGTAACGGAGGCGTTTCGGATATCGCAGGCGTAGTACACGGCCAAGAATATGTCATGGATGCGGATACAACCCGTCGAATTGGTGTGCGGAACTTGGATGCTTTACGCAATGGCGATGTTGGATTAAGCAACGGTGCGTCTGCCCGCAGCGGAGGCGGTAAAGGTGGCATTGTGGTTAATATCGAGAACTACGCTTCCGGTGTTTCTCACGAAGTTGAACAACTTAGCGAAAACGAGATTCGCATCATTGCACGAGAAGAAGCTAAGGGTGTTGTTAGCCGTGAAGCTGGCCGCGTTATCGCTGCCGAGATAAGCAACTCTAACAGCAGCGTTTCCCGCGCAATCGAGCGTAACACTAGCGCAACAAGGAACAGGTCATGAGTACAACATTAGAGGAATTTTTCCTAAAAGGCCGCAAAGACGTTGTATACGTTGAAACTATTGAAGTAATACATCCGGAGTTTACAAAGCCTTTGCGTGTGGTTAGAAACGTTACAACAGGATGGTCGGCAAAGTTGAACAATACGGATACAGAACGTGTTGACTTTATCTACTTCCCGTTATCTATCGAAGTTGGCAGTTCTAAAACTGACTTAGACCAATCGCTGACTATAACCGTTGGCGATTTGGGCGAAGTTCTCCCGGATGAACTTAACCGTGTTTTAGAGTCGGATAAAATGGATGTTAAACCGATTATCAAAATGCGGTGCTATGCGTCCAACGACCCTGATACTGTTCTATTCGGACCAATTACTTTGCAAATAGATAGTTTCAACTATAATGAACAAGGTACGTCATTTGTTGCAACAGCTCCAAATCTTAATAAAGCACGGACAGGCGAAGTTTATTCCACTTCGCGCTTCCCTTTTATAAAGAGTTTAATATGACACTTGACGAATTGTTATCCAAAACGTATAATAAAATGGAATATAACTGCTTCCATTTTATGTTAGATGCTTATGAATTTTTCTACGGCGAAAACATAAAAGACGTTTTTATGGAATTTTTGCAATCGGGGCTGACCACAAGACGTAAAACAACAATGTTCCGCAAATGCGGGCGTGAAGATGCTCAAATAGTTTTGATAAACTATTGGAATGGTTTGCATTGTGGGCTTGTGGTCAACGGACGATTGTTACACTTGACCGAAGAGCGTGATGTTCGTTGGGATACAATTCAACAAGCTGAATTACTTTCGCTAAAATCGAGATATTATGAATACAATAAAGATAATTGACGATATTTTTATCGACGAACCTGAATCTGTGGTTACAGATTTGGACATTGTGTCGTTTTTGCAAACGCGCTATGAAGCATTCCCCGCTGATGGTAGAATTTATTTTGGCGAGATTAGCGAAGCATCCGACGTAACGCCCTACGATACAAACAGCGTTGCAGCCTTGCAAAACCTGCGGGGCGTGTTTTACG